TAAATAAAAAAAAATGACAAATTTAGTCCTTAATGTATCTCCAAATCAGTTAGTATCTGATCAAAATTTAATGATAGCTTTTTTTGATAAAAAAAATGAAATAACTAAACAATATGACTTGTGGGTTCATATTGCAATACCAAACGATCCGGGAACTATAGCAATAAGAAAAGCTGTTGAAAGAGTTATTTATGATCAAGGTGGAGATAAAACATTTGTTCACGAAAAAGATTTATATAAAAATGCTTATAAAACATATCTTTTCTTAAAAGAAAATGGTGCACCAGATCTTGAAGCCGAGATCGCTAAATTAAGAGCTGAAAATGAAAAATTAAAAGCAAATGTAACTTCTATTGCTGATTTAGAAAATAAAGATGAGGAAGATAAAAGAACTGCCTCTGAACTTAAAATTGAGTTAGATGATTTAGGAATAGAATATAAAGGAAATGCTTCTAAAGAAACTTTATTAAATTTATTAAAAAATAGATAATGAATCTTTTAAATATTTCACAATCAATTTTAAAAGAAACTAAATCTAGTAATATTCCAACTACTATTATTGGTAATACTGAAGATGTTGCAAAACAAATTCTTGAAGTAATGACCGTGTCGATTATTGAATTGGCACGGTCTTACGATTGGCAAGAATTACAAAAAGAAAAAACATTTAATACAGCAGTTTCACAAGTTGGATATATTTTACCCGAAGATTTTGACCGATTTATAAATGGAACTTTTTGGAATACCACAACGCAACATGCGGTAGCAATGCCAGTTACTCCTGAAGAATGGAGAATTTTAAATAATCAAGGTATTACTGGTGGAACTGGTTTTAGTTATTCAAGAATTAGAGCAGGACGCGTTTTATTGTTTCCTACACCCGCTGCTATTGAAGCATATATTTATGAATATATTAGCAATCATGTTATTTTAAGTTCAGGCGGAACTGGACAAACTGAATGGTTGGCTGATACTGATGTTTCTGCTATTGATTCTCATATATTAAGATTAGACGCAACTTGGAGATGGTTAAAAAATCAAGGTCGTCCTTATGCTGAAGAACAAAAAATTGCTAATAATGCAACAACTGAAAGAGCTAGAACAAATGGTGCCAGAAGAACAATAAAACATTATTACTATGACAGTAACATTAAAGTTGGATATCCAGCAACAATTACTCCCTAAATGGTTTTAACATTAAAAAAAATATATCCATCATTAGATAAAGAACGAAACGGACAAGCTCTAAGAGTAAATGTTCCTTGTCCATCTGGCGGATTAAATACTAGAGATAGTGAAAGCTCAATGGAGCCAACTGACGCAGTAATTATGGAAAATTGGTTTCCAGATCAAGGCTCTGTTTCAACTAGAAAAGGATTTACACAATATGCCACTGGTTTAACTGGCTATGTTGAAACACTAATTGAATATAATGCAAACAATATCCGTAAATTTATTTGTGCTAACGGTACTACTTTAAATGATATAACTAATGCATCATCAATTACAAATGTAGGAACTGGTTTTACCAATGCTAGATGGCAGTGGGTAAATTTTAATTCTTATGTTATAATGGTTAATGGTGCAGATACTCCCCAAACTTTTGATGGAACTACACTTACTGCAAGTTCAATAAATGGAAGTGGATTAACAGTTACGGAATTAAACGGCATTAATGTTCATAAAAATAGAGTTTATGTTTGGAACTCTAATTCCCAAGATGTTTGGTATGGTGCAACAAATGCAATTGGTGGAACATTTACAAAATTTCAATTATCAAGAGTAGCTCCATTTGGTGGTAATCTTGTATCAATGATGACTTGGAATTTAGATGGTGGAAATGGAGTTGATGATTATGCGGTTTTTTTAATGTCTTCTGGAGATGTTCTACTATACCAAGGTTCTGATCCTTCATCTTGGGCATTACTTGGCACTTACAAAATAGGTCGACCAATTGCTGTAAGAGGAGCTAAAAAAATTGCTGGCGACATAGTTATAATTACTGATCAAGATTTTGTTTTTTTTAGCGAAGTCTTTAAAAATGATGGAGCGGTTACTCAAAGAGGAAAATTATCTGGTGCGGCTATTACCGCCGTAAATAATTATGGATCAAATTATGGTTGGGAAATTGCAATGTATCCAAAAGCTGGGTGGCTTTTAATTAATGTTCCAGTTGCAACTAATACAACTTATCATCAATATGTCGTTAATACAATTACAGGTGCAGGATGTAAATTTACTGGAATGAATGCCACAACTTGGGGAATGTTTAATAATAATTTATATTTTGGTGGAAATGGTAAAGTATTTTTAGCAAATAATGGTTACAATGACAACGGAGTTAGCATTAATTGTGATATACAGTCAGCATATAATAATCTTGGAAGTCCACAAGAAAAAATAGTTAACAGCTATAGAAACACAATAAAATTAGATGGAAGTGCGACTGTTAATTCGATTGTTAATTTTGATTATGGAAGAGGAGAAACTTCTCAAATTTCTTCATCTACTGCAACAGGCTCTTTTTGGGATGTTGCACTGTGGGATGTTGCAATGTGGAGTCCAGAAGGACTTACTAGAAATGAATTAATTTATTCATCAGGACAAGGTGTAGACCTTGGAATGAGGATTAAAGTTATTTTAAACGGACAACAGTTATTTTGGTACAGAACTGATTATTCTGTAAGTTTAACAAATATTTTATAATTTTATGGGCATTGGAAGTAGTTTTAAAAAAGCAATCGGTAGCGTTGCATCGGCGTTACCTGGAGGCAACACTAAACTTGGTGGTACAATCTATGGTGCGGCATTAGGATCACTTGCTGGTCCTGCTGGGATTTATGCAGGTGGAGCACTTGGATATCAAGCGGGAAAGTACGGGAGCGAATATAAAAAACCTGATGGCACTCCTATGACTCCAGAGGAAATTCAAGCTATCACCAATAATAGTTTATTTTCTAAATTATCAACAGAGCAACAAAAAGATTTGTTGTTAAATAATCCTAATATTATGACCCCCGAGGGGTCTCAAACTTATGATCCTTACACAAACACGGTAAGTTTAAATGAGTCTGACTTTACAAAAGCTGAACGATTAAGGCAGGAAAGTTTGGCTTCACAATTAAGTGGATCTTTAAGTGGCGATTTTTCAAATGATGGGCAAGCTATCCAAGACGCAACTTTTAATCGTGGCAAAGCGATGATTGATCCTATTATTAAATCACAAAGAAAAGATTTAGCCCAACAATTAGCTGATCAAGGGATTCCCATGGGCTCTGAGCAATATACTTCAGCAATGAATCGATTAGATGATTCAATTGCTAGACAATATACGGATTTAAGCCAAGCTAGTATTGCTACAAGCGAACAAGTGAGACAATCAAGATTTAATGAAATATCTTCGCTTTTAGGCAGAACTCAAGTTGGAGCGGGGACTTCTTTTGGTCAATACACTCCTAATTATAATGGTATTGACCTTGCTGGATTTTCTCAGCAACAATCTTTACAAAGTCAACAATTATCTTTTCTTGGATCGCAAGCATCAAAAAATAGAAGTGCAGCAAGAACAAATGCTTTAATTGGCTCAGTTGGGACGCTTGGTGCTGCAGGTATTGGAGCATATGCTTCATCTGATAAAAATTTAAAAGAAAATATTGAACAAGTTGGAATTTCTCCAAGTGGAATTCCTATTTATGAATTTGATTATAAAGATAAATCAAACGGTAAATATAGATATTCTGGGGTAATGGCTCAAGACTTGATAGAAACTCACCCATCAGCAGTAATTCAAGAAAAAGATGGAATTTTAAAAGTAGATTATTCACAAATTGATGTTAATTTTAGGAGGATTCAATAATGGCTGTAAAAAGAAACATGATGGCTCAAGCTTTAGCAAGACCACAAACAGTTCAAAGAATGTCGCCAGTTGCAACAACTTCTCAATTTTCAAATCCTAATGCTCAATTAGATTTTGGACAAGGTTTAGTAAATAAAGCTGTAAGCGGACAAGGTTTTGATCCTCAAGGTGGATGGGGAGTTGCTGCTGCTCAAATTGCAACTGCTGGCATTGGTGCTTGGGCACAAAATAGGGCAAGAAAAGAAATTGCAGAAAAAGAAGTTGCTAGTCAACAACAATTTGCTAAACAATTTCCACAATATGCTGACATGGCAAGCCAACTATCACCAGAAACTAGACAAGCTTACACTGTAGCAAAATTAACAAATGATTTAAAAGCTCAAGATCCAGCAACTCAATTAGATTTGCAAAAAACACAAGCTGAGATTGCTAAATTAAATGCGGAAACTGGCAAAGTAAGAAAAGAAGCTGGTGGTCAATTGTTAGATAAAGCTCCCGCAGGCTATAGATATTTACAAGATGGAAGTTTAGAAGCAATACCAGGAGGACCAGCTGGAAAGTTAACCCCTGAAGGTGCTGGAAAGGTTGCTTTAATTAAACAAGGAGGAATGGATATTAACAGATTTAATGATTTAATATCTGTAAAAGATGAAAAAGGTAATGTTACTTATGATAGAAAAAAAATTGCAGGTTTAGGAATTTATGGACAACCAGGGGCAAGAAATGAATATTCAACCCTTTATAATGCAATAGAAGCTAGATTAAGATTAGAATCGGGTGCTGCCGTTCCTGCAGATGAAGTAAAAAAAGCAATAAAAAAATTTGCACCAAATGTTACTGATAGTAATGCAACAATTGAATCTAAGATTAATCGTCAAAATGAATTTTTTGGAATAGCTTTAGAAGAAATTGGGCAAGGTCGAGGAGGGCAAAGTAAAATGCCAACTACTCAATCGCAAGATTTAAAATCTAAATACGGATTAAAATAATGAGAGATATAAATTTAGTAAAAGAAAATATATCTAAAATGATTGAGCAAAATGCTCCTGAGTCAGATATTGATCAATATGTTGCCTCTGAAGGATACACTCCTGAAATTTTACAAAATGGACAACAACCTCAAGCATCAACTCAGCCAGAAGTTCAACCGCAACAAGAGCGTAGTATTCCTGTTAACATTGCACGAGGAGTTCCTCAGGGGTTAGGAAACGCTGCAGTAGGAGCATTTCAAGCCGCTACTGATGTTGGAGAAAAAGCCGCTAGTCTAATTGAAAGATTATATTTTGGAGATAATCTTAATATGAATACTTTTGGCAAGCGTTTAGCTGAGCAAGTAAAATTAAAAAATGAACAACAAGCCCAACTTCCTACCGCTGAAAAAGTTGGAATTGCAATTGGTCAAGCTTTACCATACTTAACAACTGGGGCTGGAGCTGGAAAAGCTGTTGCAACCGCAACTGGTTCAA